TTCCGGCAGACGTACAAGACCAAGATCGCCCTGGCCCTGGTCGGCAATGTCCCGCCCGAGACCCAGGACGTCATTCGCGAAGAGATCGAGCAGGGCGTCGAGCACGAGCAAGAGCTCGACGCTCACGCCCGCGCCGAGCCTGACGAGGACGATGACCACCGAGACGAAGACGGACCGCCGGCGACTGGCCGAGGCCGCGGCGGCGCTGCTGCTCCACCAGGAGCGTAGGTCCCTGCGAGCGCTCGTGCGCGCCGAACGACGCACCCTCGCCGGCGCCCGAACGGCGGTCGAGCCCCACATCGAGCGGGCGGCGACGTCTATCGGTCATGCTCCGGGCGACGACCAGCAGCGCATTGCCCTCGCGACCGTTCGCCGGGCTGCTCCCCGGATCCAGCGCGCTCTCGAGGATGCGCTCGTGTGGGCCCGCTCGGACGCGCGGACTTCGGGCCGCGACTCGCTCCGCGGCGCCCTGGCGATGGCCGACGCGCACCCCCTCTCGGGGCGCGACGAGCACGACACCCTCGCGGCACACTCGGCTGCCGGGGCGTGGACCGCGGCGTGGGCGACGACTGCCACGGCCCTCGTCTTGGCCGACGAAGATCCCAGCCGCGCCCCGATCACGGCGGCGCGGGCCCGCGCGCCCTCGCTCGAGCGCATCGCAGCGACGGAGACCGCGAGCGCGTTCAACGACGAGCGGCGCCGCGCCTACGGTGACCTCGCCAAGTCCTCGCTCGCGCCTGAGCTCTTCAAGGTGTGGAGCGCAGTGCTCGATCGACGCACGTGCGCGTTCTGCTTCGGCAAAGACGGCCAGGTCCGAGCCCTTCACGAGAGCTTCGGCGAGACGCCTCCGGTGCACCCGAACTGCAGGTGCATCGTCGAGCTCGTTCGCGTTCCGAGGCCCGAGAGGCTCGAGGACATCGGCCTCGACTACGCGAGCTTCAAGGCGGAGCTGCGGGACGTGATCCGCGAGCGGCGCGAGGAGAGCGGCCGGCACGCAACGGCGTTCCTGGCCGACTCGATGGACGCGCGACGTCGATCGCCGCTCGTCCTCACCGCGCGCTTCCGAAACAGACCGTACGAGCGCCCCTGACGCACCGACAACCGCAGAGGAGACCCATGGACCCCGTGCAACCGCCCGGTGGGGCGCCCCCGCCCGCCGGCGATCCGCCTAAGCCCGCCGAAGGCGCGCCGACCTACGTGACCGAGGAGCAGCTGCAGGCCGCCCTCACTACCCGCTTCCGGACGTTCGAGCAGAAGGTCGACAAGACCCTGGCCGATGGCCTCGGGACGATGGGGACCCGGCTCAAGGACGAGCTCGCGGCCCTGTTGCCGAAGGTCGAGCCCAAGCCCGAGAGCGATCCCCCGAAGCCGGAGGGCGGCGCCCAGCCCCAAGCAGCGCCGGAGCTCAAGAAGCTGCAGGACCAGATCGCGCTTCTGACCAAGCAGGCGGAGGACGCTCGCGGCGAACGCGACGCCGAGCGAGCGCGGGCGCGCGATTCACTGCTGCGACAGCGCGTGACCGATGCCCTCTCGGGCGTGGGCATCGAGGGCGTGAGGGCGCGGCACGCGCTGGGTCTGCTCGTCGACGCGGAGCGGCGTGTGCGCTGGGCAGACGACGGCGAGTCGATCCTCTTCCGGACCGAGGCTCACGACGATCTCGACCTGGCCGCTGGCGTTCGCGAGTGGCTCAAGACCGAGGACGCGAAGCTCTACCTGCCGCCGCGCGGCGCCGCCGGCTCGGGAGATCGCCCGGGCGCGCAGCCGCCTGCCCCACGTCCGCAAACCGGTCCGCTCGACCGGACCACCGTCGCCGAAGGCCTGCGCCGAGCCCTGCTCGGACAGCTGTGAAAGGACCCGCGTAGATGGCTCTCGAGACACTCGCCGCAGTCAGCGCGGCGCTCAGCCAGACGTTCGAGGAGCAGTTCGTCCGCCAGTACAACCGGCTGGCGGTCGCCGCTGCGCTCATCCAGGCCGAGGCCGGCCGGGGCAAGAACGCGGCGTGGGACGTCGAGTTCTCCGGCGCCCAGGCCGACGCCGTCGCCGAGGGCTCGGACATCGACGAGAGCGAGTTCACTACCGACCAGCCCGTGCCCGCGGTCCTGGGCTGGGCGACCTACCGGCAGTCGTTCAAGCTCTCGGAGAACGAGATCGACGCCGCGGCGAGCTCGGTCGGCACGCCCGAGGTGCTGCTCGACATGTTCGGCGAGCGCGTGCTCAACGCGCATCACAAGCTCTGCTCGCGCGTCAACGTCGACATCTACACCGGCACGGGCACCAACGCGAAGGGCGTACCGACGCTCGTGGGCCTCTACGGCGGTCCCGTGGAACCGACGGGCGCGTACGCGACCATCGACCGGGGTCAGTTCCCCGAGTGGGCCGGCAACGTGCTCGCCAACGGGGGTGTCGGCCGGCCGCTGACGATGGACCTGATGGCCCAGCTCGAGCAGAACATCTTCACGGCGTGCGGCGAGCCGCCGAACGTCGTGCTCGCCTCGGCGGGAGTCGTCCGCAAGTACGAGAACTTCTTCGAGAGCATCCGGCGCGTCATCTCCGATGGCCGCGGCCCGATGGACTTCGGCGCTGGCGCCGCGAACCTCTTCTACAAGGGGATGCCGGTCATCCGCGACCGCAACGGCCCGCCGGGCCGGCTCGCGATGCTCAACACCAACTACCTGCGGATGAAGTACCTGCCGCACATCAACCCGGGCGACGCGCTGGGGCACACAGAGTCGCGGCTGGTCTCGAGCTCCGGCGGCGCCGTCCAGATGGCGACCGACATTCCTGCGCGCATCGTGCTGCTCGCCAAGACGGGCGACAACGTCAAGGCGAGCGTCAAGACGGTCATCCAGATGGCCCTCAAGCGCCCCAATTCCTGCGGCTACATCGCCGACATCGCGGAGGTGTGAGCCATGCCGCTCGCCATCCGTCGCGGCTCGGGCGCCGTCGAGTACGCGCTCGTGAGCCAGTTCAACGCGCTCCGGCACGTCGTCGCGCTCGGCGCTGGCCTGTTTCACCTGGAGATCACGAGCGTGTCGTCGGGCGACTTCACCGCGCCCGTTGCCAGCCCCCTCGTCTTTGCCTCGGCCCCCGCCACGGACCTGCCATCGCTCCTCGCGCTCTGCGCCGAGCTTGCGGGCCGGCACCGCGTGCACACCCGCGATGGGTTCGCGCACGTCGCCGCCGACACCCAGGACGATCTCGCGAAGGGCGCCCCCGCGGCGCTGGCCGACGCCCTCGCGTTCGTCAACGACGCCAAGGCGAAGTTCAACGCGCACCTCTCGCAGCAAGGCGTCCACGTCGCCAACGATCCGAACAAGATCACCGCGCCCGACGCGACGGACCTGCAGTCCGCGATGGACCTCGCGAACACCTACCGAGCCCTCTTCAACACCCACATCCAGGCCGCGCCTCCGGGCGCCTCCATCGAGCTCCTCGAACCATGAGTCAACCCCAAGAGCAGCGATTCACTACGTGGCGCAATCCCACGCGCCACGAGATGCGCATCGACGTGCACGACGCACCGGGGCGCTTCAAGCGCTACGTCTTCCCGCCCGGCAAGGAAGTCCAGGTGCCGAGCGAGTACGACCGCGCCATCCACGACGTGCGCGAGGGCGTCATCGTCGGGGGCCTCGCGCCCCTGCTCGAGAGGGCCGTCGTCGACGGAGCTCTGCACCCGGCGCTCGATCCCGAGGAGGCCGCGCGGAAAGCGGCGGCCGAGGAAGCCGAGCGCACCGTCATCGCCAAGAAGGCGGCCGACGAGGTGCTCGCGCAAACGAAGACCCCGAAGCGCATCGCAGGCACGTGAGGAGGCTGTTCATGAAGGCATCGCTCGTTCGCATCGCGGCCTGCGTCGGTCTCGCTCTCATCGGAGCGTGCACCGTTCGCGCAATCAATCCCCAGCCGCTGCCGCCCGGAATCCGCCGCGAGGGTGTTCCGACGCCGTCATCGCGTGCGGCCGGCTGCGACTCCGGTCCCGCATGCCGGGATGGTGCGCCGCCGACTGCCGCTCACGACACGCCCCGCGGTCCGTGAAGGCGCGCGGACATGGCTTGGACCGAGGCCGATCGCGCGACCGTCCGCCACTACCTCGGCTTCCCCGCGCTGTTCCTCCAGGCCGATCCACGCCTCGAGTCCGCATTGCAGTCGGTGCAGTCCGAGGCGGACGGCGGCACGCGCCCAGACAACTCCACCGAGCTTCAGATCCGTGGATGGCTCGCGCAGCTCGCGCACGTCGAAGCGCGCCTCGAGGAGCTGTGGGATGAGGCCGAGGCGCTCAAGGTCGACGAACTCGGCGTAGATCCGATGCGCGCGATGGCGATGATGCGCTCCGAGGGGCGGCGTGTCGTCGGCAACCTCGCGCGCGCGCTCGGCACGGCCCCCAGGCACGACGTCTTCAGCGCGCCGGAGCTCAATCCTCATGGCTCGCCCTACCCGGACATCGACGATGGCTCGAAACCCTGGTGACAAGAGCGCCGCCGGTCCGGCTTGCGTCGCGTGCAAGGAGCCGCTCGGCGATGGACCGAAGCGCTCGCCCGTGCACGTCTCGGCCGACGGCGGCGCCCACGAAGCTTGGTGCCCGTGCTGCTTTGTCGGCACGCGCGCCCCGATGGAGCCCGGCCGGTTCGCGCCGCGGCTCTACGCCGCCGTGCGCTGCTCGCTCTGCGGGTGGGAGAGCGTCGACTTCGGTCAACGCCGGTGCGGCCAGTGCGGCTCGCGGTTCATCACGGTGCTGCCGCCGGCCCGGAGCCTAGTCACGGCCAACTGTTAAGGAGGGGGGCCGCGGCACTGAACACGTGGCCTCGTGCGCGCCGCCGCCCCAAACCGAAATGAGTCCTCGCACGCGCATGCTGCCGGTGTTCGAGCGACTTCGGGCCCTTACCGGTCCGTCCCGCTTCGACATTCGGCCGACGAGCCTGTCGGTCGTCACGCGCCGCTGGTCGAGCGGCAAGGTCGGCGTCGAGCCCCCCGATCCGAGCGCGCCTCCGTACTCGGACGCTCGCCTCGACCTACCCGCCGTCTACAGGGCGCGGCAGGTCACGACGCGGGAGATCGCCTCGAGCGGGGGCCGCTACGAAGCCGGCGACGTCCGCGTCGGACCCATCACGCCCGCGTACGTCCGTGCCGATGGTACCTCCGGGGGCGTCTCCGAAGCGCAACTCAAGCCCGACGGCGCCGACGGCACGGAGGTCATCTACGAGCTCGTCGGCGCCCACGCTGGGGAATACGCGCTACTCGGTCTGGTGAGCACTGCGCCGTTTGGGTGGTGGCTCGTGCTGGGGCGGCGAGAGACGACTCCGTGAGCCGCCTCCTGAAGCGATGAAGACCTACCGCGTCGGCAGCCTGGGCGAACTGGGAGCGCTCTTCGCCCGGCACCAGCGCGAGCGTGAGCAGCGGCTTCGAGCGGCCGTGGAGGCTGCCGCCCGGACGGGCGTGGGCATCGTCAAGCGCCGAGTGCCGGTGGCTCATGGCGAGCTCCGCGAGGGCGTCGGCGCCGAGGAGCGACAGAACGGCGCCGCGATCGTGGTCGACGCGCCGCACGCGGCGCCGGTGGAGACCGGATCGCGGCCTCACACGCCACCTCTGGCGCCGCTCGTCGCCTGGGTGAAGCTGCGGGGCGCGCAGGGTCTGCTCTCCCCGCGACAGGGTGGCCGGCTGCCCGGCCCCTCGACCGCGGAGCACGCGCGCAGCGTCGCGTCCGCGCTGCGGGAGATGGAGAGCGGCGGCGCGCTCGACGTCAACGCCCCGGTTCGAATCGCTCGCGCGATCCAGCGGGCCATCCGGGAGCGGGGCACCAAGCCACACTGGTACGCCCGTGGCGCACTTCCTGAGATCAGGCGTGTCTTGGGCGCCGCGCTCAAGGACGCCCTCGCCCACGCGCCATGAACGTCTCGGTCGAGCAGGCCGCCATCAACGCCCTCGGCGCTTGGCTTGCGCGGTCGCTCGGCAGCGACACGGTCGTCTCGACCCACTGGCCCGAGCCTTCGAAGAAGCTGCCCATCAGGGCGATCACCATCTTGCGAGCCGGCGCGCCGGAAGAGGAGCCGCTCGATCCCATCATCGTGGGGCGCGCAGACACGGGCCTGCACACGTCGCTCTTCACGTGGCGCTTGCGGGCACTGCGTCAGCCGCTCCAGCTCGACATCTGGGCGCGGCACCACGCCGTGCGGGATGATCTTCTCGCGCGCCTGGACGTCGCGCTCAATACGGGGATGGGCCTCACGCTCGGCGCCGCCAACGCCGATCCCGTGCGGCACGGCGTCGTCCTACCACTCGGCGACGGCTACGCAGGCACCGCCGACTGCTACTTCGATCGTCCCGAACTGGTCGACACGCCCGATGCCGCCACGCGTGGCGAGTTTCGCGCGACGGCTCGAGGCTGGGCAGAGGTCGACCTGACCGTCACTGCCCCGAGCGCCCGGATCGCCGTCATCCGCTTCCTGGACCTGAGCGCCCGAGGAAGCCCGCCGTAGCCCAACCCGACCCATGCCCATCTGGATCTCCAGTCCGACCGCCGCTCGCCGGCATGCTGCGTATGCGATCGAGCGCACCCCGAGCGCCGTCGTTCAGGCAATCGGCACGGGCGTCGCCGCCATCGTCGCGCAGCTCCCGTGGGGGCCTGACAGCAGCAGGGTGACGACCCCCGCGGGTCCGAAGGACCTCATCTACACCTTCGCCCCGCCCGGCATGGACCACACGGGCTCGGGGTACCTGTCGATCATCAGCAAGGGCTGGCCGACCCTCAAGGTCGTGCGGGCTCTGGGGCCGGCGGCAACGCAGGCCAGCACGCCGCTCGGCAACGTCGTCACGGTCCTCGGCAAGTACAACGGCGCGGCCGGCAACTCGCTGGTCGGTACCGTCTCGAACGCCGGCGACGGCAACGGAAGCCACTTCCGCCTCACGGTGCAGATCGTCGGCGCGAGCGGTTCGACGAGCGAGGTCTTCGACAACCTGGACTACTCGGGCACTGCCGTCGACTCGAAGCCGAGCTTCTCGAACTCGTACCTGGTTGGTGCGATCATCAAGAACAACTCCGGGCGCCCCCAGAACGGCACCTATACGTTCTCCGGCGGAAGTGACGGCGTGCCGAGCGCCCTCTCCTACAACGGCACCGCCGGCACGGGGAACATGGGGATCGCCGCGCTCGAGGGCGACTCTGGGATCCGGCACGTCTTCGTCGACGACCCAGGGGCGTCGCTCCGCCCGGCCGTCAACGCGGCCCTGGTGCAGCACGTCCAGGCGATGGGCGACCGCTGCGCCTACCTCACGGGCAACCAGGGGCAGGCTCTCGCCGACGTCGCGACCGACGTCGGCGAGAGC